ATAACGATTAGATCCGAATTCGTAACCTGCCCAGAGGTCTTTAGTTGATCCTCCACCAGAGAAACGCTGAGACGCGAATCCATAAGAGAACTCGCCAATCTTCGAGGTGCTGGAAACTTTAACGCCGCTTGTAATGCGATCGACAACGGCTTGTCCAAAGGTTCTTGTGATGCCATAGGCCCTGACTTCATTCGCGGCATATCGAGCCAGCGCAGAACTCTCGCGTTTAGCCGCATCAACAGCTTCATCGTCCATCGCTTTGAACGCGGTAATGATTGAACGAAGTTCGCGCTTGTCATAGCTGATTGGTAACTCATCTGCCACCTTTGCGCTCCTTCAATATCTCAATCGCCGTTAAGACTTGGTCTATGTCAGTCCATTCGCTCATCGGAATTCCGGTTGCAATTGCAATCTCGACTATTAATCGGTTGATGCTTCCGGATTCGAAACTTTTGGGCTGTCATCTCCAATCGTCATTTCTTCGACCGATAACTCCCACACTTCTTGGGACTTCGTCGGTTTCCCTGCTGCCTCTCGCTTGTAGGCAAAATAGGCTAGGTCGAGGAAGTCAGCTTGTTGATAAGCGGTGACGTCTTTCATTGAGTAAATAGATTTACCCGTTTTGCGTTCCCACTTAGCCCATTCCGGTAACCCGACTTGGTAAGTGACTTCCTCGCCATTCGTATATTTAATTGTAATTGCTAACTTCATCTCCCGATTCTCCTGATCTCTTAACTAAAGGTCTCTGTGACTTCGCCTCTTGCAACCTTGAAGGTGTAAGAGACAGTTTGTGCGTCAATCCCTGCTCCACCTGCTGTTGGATATTCAGGCAGAATTGGGAAAACAAATTGAGCGCCAGTTGCGGCGGTCAAAGTGATTGTAATTTCTGAGTTTGGTGAAGTATCGCAAGCTGTCCAAAGTGCTTCGCATACTGAGTTTGTCTTACCCCAATCAGCAAGCATATCGAGCTGGAAAGATCCCTCAACATTCACTACTTTGTAAGCTTCGCCGTCGAGAGTCTGATAGGTCTCACGGACGAAAGTTTTTGTCAATACCGCGTTTGTCGCTTGGGCTTCGATGTCCGTTCCACCTGTGAAAGACAGCGAAATGTCGCGACCGGTAATTACTGTGGTTGCCACTTTTTCTCCTTAGTTGGTTTGTGTGTAATAGGTGGAAACGCGAATATCAGCGACCAATAAATTGACCGCGCCCACTTGCGTTACCGATGGCCGTTCTACTGGGCCGACTGTGTAGCCGTCCGGAATTACTGCCAAAACTGAAAATATCAGCTGCTCAAGATTATCCAGAGATGCTGGGTTAGAAAGATAAGCGACTCCACAGGTAATCGTCATATTGATCTTGGCGTGAATTGTTGAGTCGTTAATTGTGTTTAATTCTAAGTAAGGTGAATCTGGGACAAGAATAACCGCTGGAACTTGCACAGCTTCGGGAACGTAAGAATAAACGTTAGCCGAAACGGAGGCGAGTGCAGTTGCCAGCGGTGTCCGGATAGAAGATAAAACTGTTGAGGCGGGCATTAACCCACCATCGCATCGGTGTCAAGATATGGCCCAAGAAGGCCGGTTACCTTTGCCAATAAATTCTTTGAAAGTCTGTAAGGTGTAACTGCAAAATCTACGCCTTCGATTGATCCTCCAGCGGCAGTTCTGGCTTGGAAGATTTCGACAGAAATAGCCAATACTGCAGCTTCGACGTTTGCATTTCCCACATAGGTTGATGCGCCAGAGAGCGCAGCGTTTCCGGCTGGGATAATGTTCTTTTCCAATACGTCAGCATTTGTGATGGCGGCGGTAAATACATACGGGCCAATTAAATCATCTGTAACTGTGTGAGTGCCATTAAAAGGCGCTCCGACACTTGTGATAACAACCGATTGACCTTCGGTAAATTCGTGAATTGTTGCGGTGTGGAAATAGGCAACATTATTTTCCAAAGACACTTTGTTGATTTTGCTTTGAAAGGTAACAAGCATTGGCAAAACCAGATTCTCACTCGCATCCACAATATCTGCCAAGTAAGCGTCTGAATAAAGGGACGACGAGACGCCAAGAATCGTGCGAAGCTCTGTGGCTGTGACAATTGTTGGCATCTCGTTTTCCTTTCGATCTAGAGGGTGACAGGCCAGCTCGGGAGCGGACTGGCCGTCACTTTTGCAGTTCTAACTAGAGAACCATCCAGCGGTAAGCGCCAGCGCCGACCTTTGTAGCCAATGCGCCATAGCCGTAGTAAGCGACCTCAATTTGGCCGTTTAGTGCGACGTTTGTTTGTAGGCGGAATCGGGATGACTCGAACCATTGGTAAGCATCTGGGTTGATGATAATAATTGTATTATCGCCAACGCCTGAGCCGGTTGTGAGGTTGCGATCAACGCGGAAGTTAAGACCGAGAAGGTTTCCGGTCGCTGAACCTGAGCTGAGATTTCCGCCCTGATTCATATTGCCGATTAGGTTCTGGTAAATCGGACGTCCAGCATCTGCAAGATTCTGAATTGCGCCCCATTGCTGAGGTGATGCGATGATGTTTTGTGCGAATCCGAGAGTGTTAGCGTAGATTGAAACGCCAGCATCGGATACGAAGTCAAGAAGGCCAGCAGCGTCAAGAGTGCGATTTCCGCCATCTGTTCCGCCAGCGATTAGGCCAGCGACAACTGCAACGTCGGTTGCCTTTGCGTATGCAAATTCCATCTGACGAACGAGTTCATCAAAGAACGCAGGTGAAGAACGATCGAGAAGTTCAACGGAGAAGGTTTGTCCTCCGGCATACTTCTTAACGGATACTGAAAGGAATTCGTTTGTCATTCCTGTTTCATCGATTGCAGCTGCTTCGGCTTCTTCGCCTACTGTTGGAACTGCGGTGATTTTAGGAATTTCAAAAGTCATTCCTGCATCTGGAAGAACGCCGCGAGATACCGAATCAACGGCTGGGCGATCTGCATTGGAAAGTGGGTTGATGATTTCGGTCAATTGACGTGTTGGGACGAGACCAGCGTTGTTGCTTGTGGTGTCGTCTGCTGCCATCACATATTGACGTGCAGCATCATCACCGAGCTTAGCGCGAACGCTATTCTCGAGATATTTCGCCTTAGTGAACTCAAGGCGAGGAGTTGTGAAGAAAGCCGGACGTGATGCCGATACAGTCTCCACTTTAGCTGCTTCTACCGCTTCTTCTACGGCAGGAGCAGGAGCGGTAGTGTCTGACACTTGTTCTCCTTCGGTTGGGGTCTCTGCTTCAGCGGTTGCCGGAGCAGAATCTTCTTTGGGTGCTTCGTTCTCGGAAGCAGCAATAACTTCAGCGACTCTTGCTGAATCTATGGCTGGATCTGTGACAAGGCTGACCTCATCGAGAGTGGCTGACGTAATCTGCATAACGCCCTTGTTGTTTGTCCACTCGTTAATTTGTGCGCCGACGCTGAATCCATCGCGTAGGCCTTCGGTTGCCTCAACTAGCGCATCTTCGCCAGCCATTGTATTGGCAATCTTGAAGGTGGCAACAATTCCATTGGGTGTTACTTCGTGGCTCATCAACTTACCAATTGGACGAGTGCGATCGTGCTCGAGGAGCAACTTCACAGGCTTCATTTCAATTGAATCAGCTGCGAATACTGTCGGCCCGACAGAGGTATTGCCCTGCTCGTTCCAAGTAACGATAGTGCCGCTGATTGTGCGCTTTACTGTATCGGCCGCAGTTACGACCATTGGCATATTAATCTTCATTTGGGATTAAGTCCTCCTCGCGTTGAATTTGCTCAACGCTCATCGCGCCGATGCGGTTCAAGATTTCATAGACTTGGGCTCTTTCCAAAGCGTTGCCGCGTAGGAAATCGTCAAGTGAGAATCTCACCATCACAGGATTTGGCACAAAGTCCGGAAGCGATAGACGCTCCTCGATTGCTTTGAGAATCGGGCGAAGTGAGAAATCAACTAGTGAGCGCCGCTCGGACACAGCGTTTGAGTAAGTCATCGAAGTCGTTTCGGCGCTCAAGAAGTAGGCTGGGATTCCGCAAGCCCGAGCCAATTCTAAAGCCACATATTGACGAGCTTCGGCTAATTGTAATGACTTTGGATCAAAGCCAAATTCTTTAAGATCAACATCTGCATTGAGGAAAGCCGTCGAGCGAGATTGACGAGCTGTGCGCCAGGCGCTGAGGAGTGATGAAACTCTTTCAGCGGTTAAGTTTGTGCCGTTGCTCTTAAGAATCATTGAAGGGTTAGGCTCTTTTGCGTAATTAACCGCTGCGTTCTCAAGATATACAGCTGCGCTAATTGTTTTGCCAGCTCTATGCAGTAATCCTTCATCTGGGCCATCAAAGCGAATAAGTGAGCCGACTCCAGAATTAGGAACGGCCATTCCATCAACTTTATATGACTCAATTACTGTATTTCGAAAATCTGTATCAACTGTGACGCGCTCAGGGCTTACGCGAGTCCAAGCTCTTACTCGACCGCCATCGGTTGTTGAATACATTTCCAAAACTTGTCCATAGCCGACGCCATATAACCAAATATCTTCAGCAAGCCAGTTATAGATAACAAAGCCAGCAACGCGAGGATCAGGTTGATTGATGACGCGCTGCGGATCTACATATTCGCCGGTGATGCGATTGAATGTTGTGAGAGGTAGCGAGCCAATAGTCCCGCAGATGATATTGCGAGCGCGAGCCACTGACGGAACGCTCATAGCCAATTGGCGCGTTGAATTTGTAGCACCGCCAAGAATGTTATAAACGGAATCGGTGATTTGCACCGGAGTCAATGCGGCGGTTACGTCGCTAACCTTCTGCGGCGTTTGCGCGGTTACTTGTGGAAAGAAGAAATCTCTGATAGCACCCATTGAGCCTTTATTGTAAACGGTCTGTGCTACATAATTACTATATCTACACCATCATTTGATTTTGTGGCGAAGTGAGTCGCCATAGCAGAGGCCACAGCTCCACAGATAATTGCATTTGAGACTTTGCGACCCATTACCCAACCGCCGTCACCGAAAGGCAACTTGACGGCGGATAGGCATTGTTTAGTCAGTTCATCTTGTCCCGAGTGAACTAACCGCTGAGATGAGATTGCTCCCAGTAACTCATCACAGCTTTGGGCATAGTCGAGACCATCTATCGGCTCAGTTCGAATTCCTGCTGGTGCTAATCGCGCAGCAACAGCCGAAGCGGTTCTCGCAGAATAGGCAACGAGCTGGACTGGATACTTTCGCACCCAATCCGCCAAGTCATTAGCCAGAGCTTTGTCATCGAGGTTAGACGGATTGAACCAAGTTTGTAGCAGGATTACTTGGAACTTATCTCCCTCGAGTTTCTGGCTAGCGACTAGCGCCGCTTGTTTTCTGTCCGGACTGAGATCAATAGCCAGCCAAGTATCTGCCTCAGGATCAAGTCTGAGACCCTCGACCCGACAAGATTCCCATTGAGACGGATTAATGACTGGATTGATGGTGTCAACCCATTGGCATAAAACTTCTGTGCGCACAATATCTTCGGGGTCTGACAAGACGGCGCGGATATTGTCAGGGTGGACTGTGTAGCCAAGTGACGGATTGGCTTGGCAGACACCTAGCCAGAAGTCTGATGAATTGTCGAACTTGATTCCTTGAGGTGCGCTCCACTCGAACCAACCAATGTCATCAGAGCCGCCGTGAATGGCTGCGTATGCTCGCTCGCGTAATTTGTTTAGGACGATTGAGTGCTGATCTCCAGCGTTTGAATAAACCCATATTTGAGGATTTGGGCTAGCCATTTGGGTATAACGCAAGGCTGACCAAACGTCCTCGTCTTTATATTCTCGAGCTTCGTCTAGGTGTATAGTTTCAGGTGCGGCAATACCTCGACCGGCTGAGTTATTGGCTCGGACGATATATCGGCGGCCTTCGGTGAATTGCAATTCTTGAAATCCCTTACTTTCCAGCTTCTTAGTAAATTCGGCGGCTAGTCGGGGAGTCTGTTCAATGATTCCGTAGATTTTGTAAAACAATTCCGCTGAGGTTGTGAGTTTGTGAGCTGTGTGGACTTGTAATTTCTCTTTCAAAACGTAGATTCTGAACAGGATTTGAAGCGCCATAAAGGTTGATTTCCCTTGTTGTCGGGCGCAAAGAAGGGTGATAACTGGGTGCGCCCAGCGGCCGTCCGGCTTGTATTTAAGCGAGTGATGGGCCAGCCATTGTTGCCACGGCAGCAGTTCAAAGCCGATTTCCTCGCAGAATTTAATCATTTGCTCGCCGTGAGAGGGTAAATCGCTCAGTTTTGTGTGAATTCGAGGGTTTGGCACACCTCGGTAAGCCGATTCGTCCCTAACTCGGGCAATCTCTGTGGATTGCTCCATTAAATTCCATTTTCTTCCGAATAATGCACAGCCGAGCCATTTTCAGGGAAAATCTTCCCGATGGGGGTCGTGGGTTTCCGTGTGCGCTCAAAAAAGGTGGGGGTCATACGATCGCGCTTACCACTATTACATTTAATGCAAGCTGCAACCATATTAGTGGCTTCATCTGTGCCGCCCTTACTGATGGGTATCAAGTGATCCACAGTATTGGCCTCCTGTCCGCAGTAATGGCAGGTGAAGTAATCGCGTTGTAATACCTCGCTTCGAACGCGCTGATAATAGGCTGTGTTGTATCGCTTGTGACTCAATGCCAACCCTTGCGCTCGAAGTGGCTAAGTGCATCACAACTATCTTTGTATCTGTGATGGATATATTTAATGGAGGCTTTGATTTGTGCCTGTGGGCTTAGGTCTCTGTACCAAGTGGAGCGCATCTGGCCCAGCCCATAGTGAGAGCCATTGCTAGCCTTTGGATTCCATCTGCTCTCGTAATGAATGAGCCAGTTAAAGCATTGAAACTCTCGCCAAGTAAGAAGGTTATAAGCATATAGTTTTAAATTCATATCTGCTTTTGATGGCGTTGTATTAATTGTTAATAGTAGAGCTGCAATTAGCGTCGTAGCCATCAGGCGAAGACAAAGGCCCTCCCTCGACCTCCGCTTAAGGGCCAGCTCCGCGCCCGCGCTTTGGCGAGATGGTAGCAGGCTTGTCAAGTAGGTTAACATAACCGCAGGTCAGAGGCTTGCCAACAGGATATACATTCCAACAATTACCAATCCACTCATCAGCAATTTATTTATCATTCCAACTCCAATACTTTTCTCACATCAATCTCTTGACTTCCATTTAATCCAATTATGGCTTCTCGTAGCTTCTCTCTGCCGTCTCCGTGGAACTTGGTAGTTAGGTAAGGCTCAGACTCGCTACCCTCTAACCAATCAACCGGTTCACCATTGGGATCAATAACTAACTCATCAACATAATTGAATTTATCCAATATCGCATCAACCGACGACTCTCTTACCTGTTCAACTATTTCAATAGGCACATTGGCTTTCACCCACTCAACGAACTTTCTATCCGATTTAATAACCCACTTAAACTTCGGCTTGGTTGTTGTTATGTATGCGATTACCTCATCGCCTAATTCGGCCTTTACTCGATCAGCTCCTAGACTGTCCATTTCGGTCTTCAGTTCGGCTCTTAGCTCGTCTTTGAGCCGCTTTGCTTGGTCTGCTAGTAGGCTGATTGCCGCTAGTTTCAAGCTCAGGTCTTTGA